ATGCCGGCCCCGTCCGATCCCATCGCTGTCCCTGAGGTCGCCGGGGCCGTCGATGCTCTTCCGGCCGAGCTCGTTTCCATCGTTCAGGCCTACCAGCGGGCGAGCAAGGCCGTCTCCACCGTGAAGGCGTATCGAAGCGATGCGCGGGTGTTCGAGGCATGGTGCGCCGGGTACGGCTTTCGATCCCTGCCGGCGTCGCCCGTGGCCGTGGCCGGGTTCCTGACCCACGAGGCCGAGGCGGGCCGAGCGGCGTCCACCATCGGCCGGCGGTGTGCCGCGATCAGCTACGCACATAAGCTCAAGGGTCTGCCCGATCCGACCGACAACGAGGACGTGCGCGCGACCATGCGCGGCGTGCGGCGGACGGTCGGCGTCGCGCCGACACAAAAGGCAGCGGCCACCGTCGACGTGCTCACGGCCATGTTGATGCACGTCCCGAACACCCTCACGGGTAAGCGGGATAGGGCGCTGCTCGCCCTCGGGTTCGCGGGTGCCTTCCGGCGCTCCGAGTTGGTGGCGCTCGACGTGGCGGACCTGCGCGAGGACCGCGACGGACTGCGGGTCATGGTACGCCGGTCCAAGACCGATCAGGAAGGGCAGGGCTTCGAGAAAGCGATTCCGCATGGCCGCTTCATTCGGCCGGTCGCCCTGGTGCGGGATTGGCTCGATGCCGCCGGGATCGCGGAAGGGCCGGTGTTCCGGCCAGTGTCTCGGTCGGGGCGGGTGCGGGGACTGAGCAAATCTGCGTCGTCCGATGGCATCCTCCGAGAATCAGAGAATAGGCCGGACGCGGTGGCCGGGGAGTTTTACAGGCAAGTCGTAAAACCCCCTCGCCTCACCACGCAGGCCGTCGCGGACATCATCAAGCGGTACGCGGCGGCCGCCGGCCTCGAGGCGTCGACCTTCGGGGCGCATTCCCTACGCGCGGGCTACATCACGACGGCGGCCGAGCGCGGCGCCGATCTCGCGCGCATCATGGATCAGAGCGGCCACCGCGATCCGAGGACCGTCATGGGGTACATTCGACGGGCGAACGCCTTCAAGGATCACTCAGGGAGTGGGTTCCTATAAGCCTCTAAAGATAATTAGGGGCTAATAAAACCTGCTTCCAGATTTTAAAAAGATCCCGTGGCGACGACGTCTTTATCGACCTGCGCCGTAAGGGTTTCTGAGACTGAATTAGCGGAAGATACCGGCTGCGGCGTCGTGCGAAGATCAGTAAAGCTACGTACGTTCTGCGTGTCCCGAGCCTGCTCACGAAAAAGCGGAGGAGTCAGGTACGTAACCTCGCCGGCCACAACGGCGTTGGAAGCGAAAGGAACAAAGGAAAGGGTGGCAAGCGCCAGCTTGTGAATTGCACGCATGTTCAATCTCCATCTTTGGCGTACTAGATCCGCCCAATGAAGACATTAAACCACACATATTGTGCGGTGCGACATGCATAATTTGCACTGCACCATAATTCGTTCAATGCTTATCAAAGTCCTTATATTTCATTTCCCCTGCCGAGTAAGCCTCCCTATCAACTGTTAGAGGTATGCTGTGGATGCAAGCGGCCAGAAAACTACAAATCTACTTTCAAAGATAATTTGTGCGACGCGATAACGGAATTTTCACCCATGCCTTCTGCACTTCGGACTGCGAGTCGGGATAGTTTTGAAGGCGCTTGAGTGCTCGAACTCGCAAGACGTCTACAGTTCACCGGCACAAGCGCGATTTCCTCGCCGAGGGGACCGCCAAGCACCATGAAGGTGCCATTCACCCGCGCGCGCTCACCCTTCAGAGAACGGATCTTCGGATTGATTTGCTTGATGCGTCCTGGCGTTGCGTCCGCTGATAGCCCTGAGTTTGCCGGCATGCCGTAGCGGCTGTATGTCTGCGCGACGACGTATCTGTGCCCGTCGCCCTCGATGAGGATTTTGACATAGCCGTCCGGCTTGAAGTCATTCACCTCCGGGCCGTGCATGCGCCAGAAGCGGCTCTCGACCTTCAGGACACGGAAGCGACGTCCTCCAACGCTCCCCGGCGCGTCGGTTGTCAGTTCTAGGCCGTCCAGCCTGCATCCAAGGACCGGATCGGCGCCCGCCATACCTACGGTCAAATTCGTCCCGAGGAAGCCGATCAGGGCGGCTCGCATCTCAGCTATCTCCCCCTATGAAGGACGCCAGTGAAAGAGCAGGTTGAACCGTGCTCGGACGCGCAGCCTTCCCCTTCGATCACGCGGGCCGTTCGGCCGTTGAAGCGGATCGTCAGCGGGCAAGAGGCGGCGGTTTTCAGGGTGTTGCCACGCAGCGTTCCCGTGCCCTCGGTCTGAGAGGCGCACGTCGCGTTGGTCGAGGTGAGTTGAACCTTGTAGGATCGTCCCTCTACGGGGGTAATCTTGGCATAAAGCCGCCACTTGTAGCCGCTGGGGTCGGAGCCCGAGCCCTGGTAGCTGCCCTCGACAGCAGATGCCCCGTTGACTGCCAGCATCGACCCGACTGAGAAACCCCAAACGGCGCGCATGTCGTTGCTCCGCTAAGGAGAGGGTTAACGGCCTGTAAACGAATTGGTAGGCATTTCGAAATTCGAGGGTCCTGGTGCGTCAGGGCCACACCTCGAAAGGGCCTGAGATATGATCACGGTGACCTTCATCGGCATGATGACCGCCGCTATGGCCGCTGCGGTGGTCGGCGCGATCAGTGACCCGAGCGCCCGATAAGCCGCCAACCATCGAGTGATCGGCCGGGCACGGCCGCGCGTCCACCATCCTATGTGACTGCCACGCTACGGCGGACAATTCTCGTTCGTTGAAGGGTCCGAAGATATCGCATCGAAGGGGTTGGTGGATCAAAAGGGGGAGCGCATCCGCTCCCGGTCCTGTCCCATGTTGCTCACTCGCGCCATCCTGAACCAGAACCGCGAAGTTGCTGCCGTATTGGCGACTTACGGGGTCTTCCTAAGCGGCATTCTCGTGCTCGCCTGGTCGATGGCCTGAGCCGACGCGGCAAGTTTTCTGAGGCGTCCCGAAGGCTGCATCTTAGCCATCGCCACGCGCCATGCGGGGGCTTTAAGAAACCCTTCATCCTGTCGCTATCGACTCGGCTCGCGAAACAGGAGCCGCAAGCCGATGTCTGAGCCAACCAAGGTGCCGCCGATCATCGAGCCGTGGCGGGTTCTCGTGATGATCGTCGCTGTGGTCGCCGTGATGGTATTCGCGCGTTCGATCACGCCCACGCAGGCGGGCGCGATGGGTGGTCAGGCAATCGCACAGACCTCGCGAATACCATAACGATCCGCCTGGGCCTGCCGACCTCGGCGCGGATATGGCCGCACGTCTCTGGGTCGCACGAGCAATCTACCGCCCCCGGGCACTCGCACAAGGGGTTGGCGTCCAATGTTGACACGGGTCCGACACCTCGACGGATGGACGCTTTGGCCCATCAACGGGGCTGGGGGCCTATAAGTCTAGTTATCGGCCCCCAGGAGGGCGGGCGCGTCAGACGAACGTGAAATAGTATAGCCAATGCTATTCTCGGCTTGGGGCCTGGGCGAGCATGGCCTTGAACACCTCTGCCCCCCCGGGGCATACGGCCTGCCCGTAGTTTCAGGAGCAATACGCGCCCGCGCGCGCGAGGCCCCCTGTTGTGGATTGTTATGGTTCGGAGGCGAGTTTCGGACCCACCCCGCGCGTACGCGCGGGCGAGGGACCTGTTGGTCATTGTTGGTCCTCGGGGGGAGTTTCGCCAGCAATACGCGCGCGAGAGCGAGCCGGGGGAGTTTCGGAGCAGTACGCCCGCGCACGCGCGCGAGACCAGTTTCAGGCCCGGTTTCAGGTTCCTAAGCGCGAGCTAATAGGGCCGGCGCGGATCCGACCCTTTGAAACCAATCAAAGGATTTCACCAGGCAGTCATCGCGCACGCGCGCGAGGGGCTGGTGAAGGATGTTGAGGCCCGGCCGGGCTCGGTGACATCGTTTCAGCCTGGAACGATGTGGCGAATGTTCCAGGCGGGAACGTTCGACCGCGCGAGCGGCCGGGCCGGGAGTCAGGCGCGAACGGCCTGCGCGCTTGAGGAAGGCGCGGGAAACGCGCAGGCGGGCCTCGGCGCGAGGCGTGTGCCAGCAGGCCGCCGCCGCGCTCCACGAGCTCGCCGAGGGTGCCACGGCGCTCCTCATGCCGGTGTTTCAGGACCAGTACGCGCCCGCGCGCGAGAAGCGTCGTGCGAGCCGGGGACAGCTCATGATCTCGAACTCGGCTTAGGGCCGCTCGTCGGCCTATCATGCCGGTGGGGCGGGAGAGCTTGGGAGAAGATGGATGACGCCAGGCGTCGAGCGCGACGAGGCAAACGCCAAGATCGCCCATGAGGAGCGCCACAAGGCATCGCTGGGCGCCAGCACACCCGTCATCACCTTCGCGGTAGAGGCGCTGAAGAGCGCCATCCTCATCAACGGCGGCACGGCCGGCGCGCTTCTCGCGTTCGTGGGGCAAAAGGGGATCCAGGCCCAGCCCGGCCTTGGCGTGGCGTTCTACTGGTTTGCCGGCGGGCTGCTGCTGGGGGCCTTCGCGACGGCGTTCTCGTACTTCGCGCAGTTCTGCTACGCGGGCGCCGTCCGCAGCTACGAGTGCACATGGGAGTGGCCCTATGTGCAGAACACCCCGGCGCATGATCGATGGAGCCGCGGGGGCACGGCCTTCCACGTTCTCGGCGTCCTCGCCGTAGCCGGATCGTTCGTCGCAGCCGTCTCTGGCTTCTGGGTGGCAGGCAAGGCCATGCCGTTCTAGCGCTGCAGGCCGCCCGTGGCCGCCTCACCGTGGGGAGCCTTGCCCTCGCCGCCGGTGCGGGCAGGCAACAGGGACCGGGCGCCCTCGGCGAGGCCCTGAAGGGCCGCCGCTGCGGCGCGCTGGCGAACGCCGTCGGCATCGGGGCGGGTCTCGATGGTGACGGCGGCCACCAGCGCCATCTGCCGCATGGTCTCGATCCCGGCATGATAGGCGGCGGTTTCGCGTGGGGTCATGCCCTGTCGCCCCGGAGCTGTGCGAAGAACGGGGCCAACTCCCCGTCCTCGTCTTCCCATGCATCCCCGTCGGGCAGGGCGAACGCCTCAAGCGCCCCATCCTCGCGGCGAATGACGCACCAAGCGGCCTGCCCCTCGCCGGGTGGAACCTGCCACTGTTCGACCTCGGCCGCCGTCTGGCGGCGAAGGCGGAACTGCCGCTCCGGGTTGTTGTGAAACCAAAGGCTGTCGATCTCGGTGGCGTGCATGGGGTTCGGCTGCTCGATAGGCTCAGCACAGAAGGCCGAGATTGGGGACGCGTCGGCACCCTGATAGGGATTCCGGCCGCTGACCTGACCTGTCCTGACAACACCGACGCGCTGCAACGGCATACGAAGCCCGGCCGTCAGGAAGAAAGGGGCGGTGGGTTCAGCCGCTCGCGCGCGTAGCGCCCTGAAACCACCGCTGAAACCAAGCCAGGACGGCGGCGGGACCGGCCTCACGACAGGGACCGCCGGATGTTGCCGACTGTCTGAGGTGAAACCCCGGCGCGGCGGGCGATCTCGCGATCCGAGAGGGCGGAAACCTGGGAATTTCCCAGGTTCAGCAGGGCCAGCACGTCGCGGCGCTTGTCGGCGTTGGTGCGGCGGGGATGGATCGGGTCCAGGCCGCCCACGCCGGACAGGGCCGGTTCGGCCGGCTCTGTCGGGGCATGCCCCCTCTGTGAAAGGGGCTGTTCGGCAGGGGTACGCGTCTCGTGCGTACCCTTCATGTCCGTCTGTCCACCTTGGACACCCTCAGGGCCGCCGCCGGTTTGATGCCCCGCGATGGGGGGACCATCTGCGCTCCCCAGATCCGGGGAGCTCAAACCCTGATCGTCCGGGAGGGATCCGCCCGCCGCCGCGGCCCCCACTCCCCCATTCCGGGGAGCGGCCTCGTCTCGGATGCGGGCGCCCATGCGCTCGATGTCGGCGCGCAGGGTGGCGAAAAGGGCATCGTCACGGGTTCTTTGCCCCAAGATGTCGATGCTCCTCAGGTAGTCGATCCACGAGAGCCGAGCCCGAAGATCGTTCATCGACTGGGCTGGCGCCTCGTTCAGAAGCTCCTCGACAACGTGTCGCCGGGCCTGCACCCAGACCGGGAAATCGTAGTCGCGAAAGAACGCCTCACGGTTCCGGTAGAGCCGATCCCAGCCCTGCCACTCCTCCCACGCCTCGCGAGGCCTCGCCGGCAGGTCGTAGGCTGTGGCGACTGCCTCCCGAACTTCCGGCCGGAAATCGCCCCCGCCGACGAAGTCCCAGCCCAACAAGGTGTCCATGTCGCCGCCGATGATGGGCTTGCGCACGATCAGGGGCCGGCACGCTGCCTCAAGGGCGCGCTCGTGCTCGGTTTCCGCGAACACCGCGTCCTCGCTGCCGTACTCGGCCAGGGCCGCGGCGCGGCGCTCTGCATCTCGACGCTGGCGCTCGGCCTGCTGTGCGCGGAACTCTGGGGTGTTGAACAGCGCCTCGAAGGGGTTGCGGGGCGTGGCCGCCGGCCCTTCCGGCTCGCGTACCTCGGACGCCTTCCGGCGCTTCGCCGCGGCAACCATCTCGGCCGCTTTCTCGATGTCGCTCTCGGTCGCCCCCTTGTCGGGGCGCACTCCGGCCTTGCCCCGATCCCGCCAGGACTGCCGTGCCGCCTCGCACTGCGCGAGAACGGTCTTGATCCAGTCGGCGGTTGCGTTCGTGACGGGGCCATAGTGGCGCGCAACGATCTTGAGACGCTCGCGCTCGGCCTTCGTCAGGAACCTGCCGCCGTGCGCCTTCGGGATGATCCAGTCGAGCTGCAGGCAGTGCTCTGCAACGGCTCGCCATGGCTCGACCTTGTTCGGATCGTAGATGGGCAAGCCCTGGAGCCGGGAGGAAGCCTCCGGCGCGTCGGCGGCCCTCGCTGTCGCGTCAGACCTCCAGAATGCATCCGCGAAGGTTGACCAGTCCACGCCCGAGGCCGAGTGCGCGGCCATCCGATCCAATTTGGACACCGCGTCAGCCACCGTCATCCCGGCGGTGCGGGCCAGCGCCTCCATCCGGCTCGCCGCCGCGGCTTTCTCGCCCGGGTTGTCGGTGCGGTCATGCAGCGCGCGGACCTTGGCGAATGTCTCGAGGCCGGCGACCATCAACCTGCCCTCCGCAGGGGTGTGACCCGGCCCGGATCGTCACCGAGGACGATCCCGAACTCGGCGAGGACGTGCGCCGGCACCTTCGTCCTCGGATCGTCGGGCGGCTCCGTGTGCTGCTGCCAGGGCCAGTGCCCGCCGCGGGCCTTCCAGAGGCGGACCCGCTCCCGCCAGCTATCATCCGTGATGCCGGCGAGCCGCGAGGCCAGATCGGGCGGGGCGCCACCACCGGGGTGATCGCCGGCCCCGCCGGTGAAGCGCTCAAAGCGCCCCTGATTGAGCCACGTCGTCGCCAGGGGGACGAACTCGGTCCCAACCTTGCCCTTGGCCTGCAGGTCGGCGGCATGGGCGCGAACGGCCTTGAGGATCGCGGCCGGGTCGGCCCCGTCGCGGATCACCTTGGCGTAGGCTCTGACGGCAGGCTTTCGGGGGTTGTCGCCATCGCGCTTCGGGTAGGCCTTCCAGAACTCGGCGAAGCCCTCCGGGTCCGTCCCCTTGGGGACTACAGGGGAGTCTTCTCTTCTCTTCTCTTTTAGGCTTACATCGTCTTTAAGCGACGCTTGCCCTGGATCGTTGTTTTCCAATGACTTAGCTAGCTGATCGCCTGGGTTTTCCTGAGTTTTTTCGAGGTTGGCCGAGGTTTTATCAGGGGTTTCTGAGATTTTTTCGACTTTCCTCGAAATCTTGCCCCCCTTCGCAGCGTTCAGGCGGTTGGCCCGGATCGCCTCCAGCTCGGTCGCTGCCCGCCCATTATCGAGCTTACCATCCACGACCCGGAGCTTACGCGCTGCGATCAGTTCGGCGAGGTTCCGTGAAAACGTCTTGAGCGTCTGATTGCACCGGCCAGCTATGCCACGCTCGTTCCGTGCGATGGGACCCTCGTTGAGCATGATCAGTTGCACGATGACGTGGTAGGCTCGATAGGCGCCGTCGCTCAGCCCCTCGGTGCCGTCCATCCAGGCTGCGATACTGTGCTTGTAGAAGCCCACCATCAGCGTTCCCCTGCTGGCGTGACAGGGGGCAGCGTCGATAAGGCTGCCGGCACAGTCTCTGGGTGGTTGGTGTTCGCTGGAACCGGGGTGGAGCGCGGCTCGGTACCCCTCTTAGGGGCCAGTGGCTTGCGGCGCTTCCGAGGCTGCGGCCATTCAAGACAACGGTGCGTCCAGATACCTCCGGCTGAGTACCAGAGGCCCATCACGACCGGCTTCAGCTTCGCCCACCTCTTCAGCGTGATGCCGAGCATGGCTGCGAGCCTGCTATCATCGTCTGGGACGCCGAGCCTCGGCGACTGACACGCCAAGATCACGAGGCGGAAGTGCGCCCCCGCCTCCTCGTTCGTCATATGGCAGGTGTCGGCGATGCAGCCCCTGATGTTGAGGGGCAGATCCGGAAGACCATTCATTGAGCCAGCCCTGCCAGCACGTTGCAGGCGACGTCGCAGAAGCACGTGACCCGAATCGTGGGGCCGGACCGCTGCTTCAGGATCTCGATTTCAAGCTCGTTCGCGCAGCCGAGGAGGCGCAGATCCTCCTCCTCGGTCCGGCCGACCTTGTGCTCGAGGTAGTAGGCCTCCCGGAACAGCCCGAGGACGACGTCCGCATCCTGTTCGATGGAGCCGCTGTCCCGCAGGTCGGAGAGGAGCGGGCGCTTGTCCGGCCGCTTCTCCACCTCGCGATTGAGCTGACACAAGCCCACCACGGGGATCCCGAGTTCCTTCGCCAGCCCCTTCAGCCCGGTGCTGATCTCGGTCACCTCTTGCACCCGATTGCCGGAGTAGCGCTTGGACGGCCGGATGAGCCCGATGTGGTCGATGATGAGCGCGGCGAAGGGGATGCCCTGGCGCTCGGCTTTCAGCTTCATCTGCCGGGTGCGGGCCGCGATCTGCGAGAGCGTGAGGCCGGGCTGCTGCTCAATCCAGAGGGGCACGTCGGCGCACGCGTACTTCGCCTCATGCAGGCGGGTCGTCGCCTCGTCGGACAGCCCACGGGCTTCGGCGATGGCACGATAGGTGATCGGCTCGGGATCGCGGGAGGAATAGGCCGTGGCCGCCAGGACTCGCTCGGAAAGCTCCTCTGCGCCCATCTCCAGGGAGATCAGTCCAACGGCGCCGCTGCGCCGCGCGGCCGACAGGGCGATGTGGATGGCGACCGTCGTCTTGCCCATAGCAGGTCGGCCGGCGAGGACGATGAACTGCCCGGGCCGCATGCCGAGAGTGGCGGTGTCCAATTTGGGCACCCCGTACGGGACGCCCGCCGTGGTCTTGCCTTGGCGGGCCTGATCCACCCGGGTCATCACGCTCGCCACGCCCTGGCCCAGCGTGACGCGCTTGGCGCTCTCACTCAGGCCGGCACTGGCCACCTCGTCCAGGGCCTCGATCATCCAGCCTGCGAATTCGACGGGGCTGTGAACGGACCCGGACGTCATGGCGGCCACCGCCGCCTGCGCCGTCTCCAGCACCTTCCGCATCCGGGCGGCCTGGGCGATCAGCCGGGCGTAGCTCGGCGCGCCGCTTACAGTGATGGCGTCGTGGCACAGGCGGGCGATGTAGCCGCCCACGGTCTGGCCGCCGAGATCGGCGTTACCCAGCACGGCCTTCATCAGCGTGGGATCGATGGCCTCGCCGGCATCGCGGCGGACGCACATGGCTTCGAAAATCGCGCGGTGCACGTCCTCGGCGAAGTCCTCGGCCTGCACGTGGTCACGGGCACGGTCCAGGGCGTCGTTGTTGACGAGGATGGCGCCCAGGAGCGCCTGTTCCGTCTCGATGGCGTGCGGGGGCGCTACGGGCGCTTGGGGATGCATCGTCACTCCGAAACCTCCCGCTCGGCGGCCTGCAGGGCCTCGATCAGCTCGGGGAGCTTCGCCTTGGCGACGCAGATCCCGGCCTTGGTCGGATGGGGCTCGCCGCGGCTGTCTCGGGCCGTGGCGAACACGCGGGTGTCAATGAGGGTGCAGCCCGCCTGGACGGAGACCCCGACTCGGATCTCCTGAGTATTGCTCTTCCGGACGGTGGCGACGGTGCGGAACTCGCTCATACGCGACCTCGCCAATGCTCGGTGGACGGGAATGCAAGCTCTGCAATCACCGCTGCATGAAGGGGCGAAAGCCCGTACCGGCTGGCGATGTGCGAGGCTTGTCGGGGCGCGCTCGGTGCGGCATATCTTTCGGTGCTGACTTCCCGGAAAGCATTCGAAAGACCCGCCGTCGCCCCGCGCGATGCGCGGGTTTTGTCGTTCATGGGGCCATCTCCTAGTGCCACTATTAATTAATGGCAGGCCGGTATATGAAAGTTGCACGCGCAGGAGAATTGTGCAATAGTCATGTGATGGCGCTCCATCAATTTATTGGCGCAAGGAGTTGCATGCGTGTCTGAGACTGAGAAGCCGAAGCGCGGGCCTGGCCGGCCGCGGGTGAATCCTGAAGAAGGATCCCGACGGAACGTCACGTTTCAGGTGAGCGTCGACCTTCACGAGAAGCTCAAGCACTCGTCGGAGAAGTCAGGGCTATCAGTCAGTCGGGAAATTGAGCAGTGTATCCAGGATCGATATTCTGGAAACACAGCTCTTGCTGGCGTCAATCAAGCGATGAACGCCGCAATAACCGCAGCGGTAGAGGCCGCCCTTGCTCGCGAGGACAGACAGACAAGGGAATTCTTCGGCGGATCAGACGGGTTTCTTGTCGCAAAATCCTCGGCAGACCTATTCAAATCGGCTCTGAGCGAGGCATTCCAAGAATTCTCTGTAAGCGCTCCGTCTGATGTCACGCCCGCTGTGATTGCATCCCTCTTGGAGCGCATGAAGAGCGGTCAGGAAGATATCGTCAAGACTTGGCACAACGGCTTCGTTCTCGCTCATGTTCTCCAATCAATGTCTGCATCAGACATTGGTGCGGCTTTGGATAAGGCGCCCGAATTGAAATCTAAGCTGGAGGCAAAGTTCGAGCGTATCTTTCCCAAGGCTAAGCCGAGGGGCGACGACGAGTAATGTCCCTTATTGGCGATCTTCTCGCGCCTTACGCGCTGATCTCGTCGCCCATGCGAGCGATTGCGACCATCGTCCCCAACGTGGTGATCGACGAGATCCACACCGACGACCTCGCCATCACCGATCACCCGGTGGAGGACGGCGCGGCGATCTCGGATCACGCGTTCAAGATCCCGTCGCGCGTCCAGATGCGGTGTGGCTGGTCCAACTCGACGGCCGGCACCGAAGGGTATGTCCAGAGCGTCTACCAGTCGCTCTTGGCCCTCCAAGCGACCCGCCAGCCCTTCGACGTGTTCACCGGCAAGCGGGCGTATCGCAACATGCTCCTCGAGCGTGTGGCCGTGGAGACCAGCGAAACATCCGAGAACACCCTGATGGTGGTCGCCGCGATGCGCGAGGTGATCCTGACACGGACGCAGACCGCCGGCGCCTCAAGGGATACGCAGGCGATGCCCCAAAAGACCGCCGAGTCGACGGACAACGGAACGACCCAACTGGTTCCGCTGGACAATCCCTCGGGCTTCTCGACGGCGGGCAACACCTCGTTTCTCGGGGGCGGATCGAGCCTTGTCACCGGCCCCACGGCCGACATTGGCGAGATGATCTCGTTCGACCCGGCCAACCCGTCCACGACCTACGTCACGCCCGGCAGCGGCGAATCGTTCTCCGGTCCGCTGTTCGCCCCCGGCGACACCAGCAACACGGCCCTGTTCGGCCGCTACCCCTCGGCGTTCGACGCCAAGGGCAACAGTCTGTTTTGAGGACGACGCATGGCCTTCCCGTCGCCCTACAATCCGACCGCCGACAACGCTGCGATCACCTCCGATACGGCCCGCTACACGGCGGATGGCGGCATTTTCGTGCCGTGGGCCTTCAATCCGGCGAGCCTGCGCAATGCGGGCACGGCACTCTTCGAGATCCCTGTCGCGAACGCGCACTGCACGGTCAGCGTCGACCTGCCCGGCGGCACCTTCGGCTTCCGCCTCGCCTATGCCGATGCAGCGGAGGGCGGGTGGATCCTCGATATCTCGGACGCCAACGGCAACCGGCTGGTCTGCGGCATCCCCTTGGTGACCGGCGCGGACCTGCTGAAGCCGTTCGCCTACCTCGGGTTCGGCGGACGCCTGTTCGTGGTCGATGTGGCCGACCCCGCTTCGCCGCCGGGCTTCAATGACCTGGGCACGAACGCTCGCCTGTATTTCGAGGCCGCCCGATGACCGATGAAACCGTTCCGGCCCTGGACGTCCTCGCGGTGTTCGCGCCGCTCGCCGACGATCTCGCCCCGCCCATCGCACGCATCCGCTCCAAGCTCGCCGAGATCCAGCCTCTCTCCGACGTCGATGGGCATGACCTCGACGACTGCATGGTGCTGCGCGCGGAGGGCCAGGAAATCGCCGCCACGGCCGGCATCGAGGGGCTGAGCTTCGTGATCGCCACCATCGGCGACACCGCAGGCGAGCGGGCCGGATGGGCCGTGGCCCTGCTTCAACGCTCTTGGTCCGACCTTCCGGGATGGGGAACGCGATGACACCCAACGCAGCGGCCGACAAGGCCATCAATTCCGCCTTGATGCAGCAGCAGCTCAAGACGGCGCACAGCTTCGAGATCGGCGGCCACGCCTACCAGTGCAAAGCCTTGCTGCCCCTGGAACAAGTCCACCTCGCGAGGCGGCTCGCGCCGCTGGTCCTCGGGGCGCTCAAACCCGAGAGCGGCCGGGCCGTGATCATGCAGCGCCTGGGCAAGATCGCTGGCATGGCGAGCGAAGGCGACGCCGCTCCGATCTCCCAAGAGGAGATGGCCGAAGCCGCGATGGATCTCGCCGTTGGCATTCTCGAGGCCGCGGCTTCCATCGACGAGGAATCGGTGAACGTCATCATCCGGACGGTGATGGGCAAGATCTGGCGCGCCGACGAGGCCGGCATCTCGCGGCAGGTGTGGTGGACCAAGCCGGGTTTGGATCAGCCGACCTATCCCGACATTGACGGGTTCACGATGCTCGGCATCGTCGGCCGATATCTCACGGCCGAGTTCAAGGACCGGATCGTCGAGCACATCGCCTCCCTTGGCCTGCGCGCTGGCCCCGCCTTCACGGCGGCCATGGGGCAAGAGGCGCCCGTTGTCCCGGCGGGACCTCCGGTTGATGCGCCGTTGGTCTGGGAGGGCGGACGGCAGGTGCCGGCCTCGCCTGAAATGATGGCGGCGGCGGGTAGGGCCTAGCCATGGCGGGGGGCTACCAAGGCGATCCCGGCTCGGCCGAAGCCGCAGCGGCAGCGCTCGGCAACGGCCAGACCATGGAGGACGTAGCCCGCGCCGTGGTCGAGGCCGAACGCGCGCAGATCCACACCAGCGTGCCCGCGAAGGTCGTCGTGGACAGCGACGGCAAGACGGTGCGCCTGCAGCCAACCGTGAAGGTGCCGCGCCGGAAGGACGACGGCTCGATGGAGTATGTCCAGCTCCCCGAGATCGAAGCCATCGTGCATCAGGCCGGCGGCGGCGACACGGCGCTCACCCTGCCGATCAAGACCGGCAACGAAGGGTTCGTCTCCTTCGGCATGGCGGCCTTCGACGCTTGGCAGGCGAACGGAGGTGTGCAGCAGGCCGTTTCCACCCGCACCCACCAGCTCAGCGACGGCATGTTCGTGCCCGGTATCCGGTCGAAACCCCGGGATCTACCCGACATCAGCACCGAGGCGGCCGAGACCCGATCCGACGATGGAAAGCACCGGACCATCACCCACCCGAAGAACGGGGTGAAGGTCACGGTCAACGGCGGGAAACAGGTGTTCGACGTGAACGCCAAGACCGGGCAGGTCGAGGTGGTCTCGAAGACCGTCACCCTGGCCGCAGGCGACGCGAAGGCCGGGCGCGGCCCCAACACCGAGAACACTGCGGATCGGCAGCTCAACGAGGCGCTGAAGGGCCTCCGCGCCGAGATGAGCCAGGTCAAGGACTCGCACCACGCGCTGTTCGACGCCGTGTCCAAGCTGCGCATGAACGTCGAGAGCGTCGTGCCAGCCCTCGTTCCGGTCAATGCGGCGTCGCAGATCACGGGCGCCCTGAGCGGCGCGCCCGACGGCCTGGACGCCATGAAGGCCCTCGCCGAGGGAAAGCTGCAAGGCTACTTCCAGAACGCCCTGAAGGACGCCCTGCAGAGCTTCCTCGACCCCAGCCGGCTACTCGGTGCGGGGAGCGTCCTCGACGGCGGCATCGAGGCGCTGATCGCGGGCATCGAGGCGCAGATCGCCAAGCTGATCGAACTCAACCCGATCCTCGCCCGAGTCGATGACCTACAGCGGCAGGCCGAAGCGATCTTGACCCGCGGCGCGACGCCGGAGGTCGAGGCTGCCCAGCTCAAGCCCGTGCAGGACGCCCTCGCGGCCATCGCGAAGGACAACCCGGCCGTGGCGGTCCTGCAGGGGCTACAGAGCCGCCTCAAGGGGCTCGTGGGGCAGGCCGGGCCGGGTCTGAGCTTCTTGGAGCCTCAAAAGCAGATCGCACAGGGCGTCATCAAGTCCATGCGCCTTTCGGAAGGGACCTAGATGCTGGCCGACGCTCATCTCACCCGCTTCACCATCGGCGAGGACGAGTTCCGCCATGGGCAGTTGAACGCGAAAGACGAGTTTCACTGCGTCCGCCGCGTCGCCCCCGTGATCAAGAGCACGGGCCTCCTCTTCACGGCGCTCGCCACCGGCACAGCCGAGGACGGGCGCGATCTGGACTCGGTCGCCTCTCTCATTGAGGGCACCGCTCCCTTGATGAAGGCCTTGTCCACGCTCTCGGACGACGATGCCGACCTCATCATGGCGAAGTGCCTCGGCGCCACCGATGTGCGTGTGGGCGACGCCTGGGTGCCGACCTGGGATCGCGGCGCCCGGACGGTGGCCCTGCCGCAGATGCGGATCAACCACATCCTCCGCATCTGCTACCAAGTCCTTCGCGAGGCCATCACCGTTTTTTTTTCACAAGCGCAATCGAGTTTAGTCGAACTCGGGGTCCTGGCTCCAACTACTTCCCGGTGAGGCTGCCGGACGACGAAGACTGGCTGATGCGCCCCGTGCTCGCCGACCCGCCGCTCTGCACCTACGAATCCCTGGTCAACGGAACGCTTCGGCTCGCGGACGTCGCCAAGCTCAACGACGCCCTCTCGGCCCGCGAGGAGAACAGAGCGCGGGCACAGAAAGCGGCGGAAGCCGCCCGTGGAAAGGCTTGATGCCGTGGCGCAGCAGTACATTCGCGTTTGCAGGCTGACCTCTGGCGGCAAGACGTGGAACCTCGACAGTGCGGCAGTCGAATTTCTGGTGCGTCAGAAGACTGTCCAGATGCCGAACATCGCCGAAATCCGGATCTACAACCTGACGCCCGACAGCGCGAACAGGCTTTGCCAGCAGAACCAAGAGTTGGTCTTGGAGGCGGGCTACCAAGGGCGGTACAGCGCGATCTTCAAAGGCACCATCAAAAAGGGCAATCGCGGCAAGGTCCGCGGCACCGACACCTTCGTGGACCTGTTCTGCGGTGATGGGGATCAGGCCTACATCCGGGCCGCAGTGTCCAAGACGCTCCCGGCCGGCTCGACGCGTCAGCAGGTCGTGGACGAGTGCCTGAAGGCCTTCGCGCCCTACGGGATCGCGAAGGGGTTCATGTCGCCGAAACTCGCAGGCTTCACCTTCCCGCGCCCCGTGACCCTGTTCGGTCTGGCGCGGGACCAAATGCGGAGCATCGCCCGCGACATCGGGGCGGATTGGTCGTTCCAGTCGGGCAAGCTCGACGTGCTGCACAAGACCGAGGCCAAGCCGGGCAACGAGTATGTGCTGAATTCGCGCACCGGGTTGATCGGGCGCGCGACGCAGACGTTTGAGGGGATCATCGTCCGGACGCTCCTCAACGACATCCAATGCGGCTCTGTCATCCGCCTTGATGAAAAGTCGATCGATCTGGCCGCTCCCGATCCATCCTTTGGCTATGAAACCCCGAAGAACGCGAAGCTCCCAAGCATCGCCACGGACGGTCGATATAAGGTGTATGGTGTTGACCGTGTTGGGGTTATGCGTGGTCAAGACTGGTATTGCATTCTATACTGCGCCAACGCCAGCGCAGACAAAAGCTGGCTCCCGCGCGCCCTGCTGAACTATCAGCAATAGGAACGCTGCCATGAGCATTATTTCCGAGTTCCTTATCTCCGTTGGGTTCGCCGCAGACGAGCGCTCGGCTAACCAGACGGAGGCGCGCATCAAGCGCGTCGAGGGCGTTGCGCGGAAGTCCGACGAGACCCGGACCCGATCCGCCTCAGAGCAGGCCATGGAGCGCGCGCGACAGGCGCTGAAGGCGGCCGGCGTCGAGAACGCGTCGATGCACCAGATCATGGCGAAGCGAAAGGAGATGGAGGCCCTGGAAGCGGCCGGCGCAAAGAAGCGCGAGGAGCACGAGCGCCGACAGGCCCATAGCCGAACACAGGCGGCCGCCGGGCTGCGCACGATCTCGACGCTGGCTATCGGGGCGGCGGTGGCCGTCCAAGGAGCCACGATGGCCTTTTCCGGGTTCGCGACGCAGGTGGCAGCGAAGCTCGAGTCCATGGCCTACGCATCGGAGCGAACTGGCTCGTCGGTCAAAGACCTCAAGGTGTTCTCGCGGGCGGTGTCACAGCTCGGGGGTACGGCCGGAGGGGCGCTGAACGATCTGGAGAACTTCGCGGCCCGCCTGCGCTCCAATCCCCAGGGATACACCGCTTTTTTGAAAAGCGTCGGCGTTGAGGCGCGGGACGCCAAGGGCAACATCAAAGGCGCAGCCGAGCTGTACAAGGAGTTCCGCCGCAACGTCGGCGCGTCCAAGGTCTACGAACAACAGTTGTTGCATGCCGAGGAGATGGGTATCTCCGAGGAGACTTGGCGGGCCAGCGATCCAGAAAAGCTCGCGGCCGAGGAAGCCGCCCTGCGCGCCAAATACTCCCGCATGGGCTTTGATCCCGACGCGGCGAAGGAGGACGCCAAGGGCCTGCAGCACGCCTTTCGCGATATGTGGGACAGCATCTCCATCGTCGGGGAGAAAGCGGCGTCCAAGATTTTCTCGGACGTGGGCGACAACCTCAAATCGTTCACGACCTTCGTGGAGCAACACGGCGACCAGATCGCCGAGATCCTGTCCAAGGTCGCGCAGATCGTGCTGGCCGTGTCTCGGGCCTTCCTTGAACTCGCGACCAGCGACCGGGTAAAGGGGTTCCTCGACGGCCTCCTCAACACCTTCGGAAAGGTGGATGAGGTCACGGGGAAGTGGACCGCCGACACCGAAAAAATCAAGGACGTGCTGGAGGCCCTGGCGGTGTTCGTCGCCACGGTGTTCGTCGCCAAGATCACGAACGCGTTCAAGGACGTCCTCAAAGAGGCCAAGCCCCTCTTGGCCCTCCTCGCGCCGTTTCTGAAGGTGCTGGGCATCGGCGGCTCGCTCGGCGTCGGGGTATCTATCACCTCAGCCGTCGGCGCGGACGCTGCGGTGCCTAATGCGCAGAAGCCGGGCGTCACGAACCATTGGGACGACGAGGCCTCAGGCGCGGCCGGCGGCTCCGGTATCGGCGGGGCAATCAAGCGGGCGTGGCAGTGGGGGAAGAACGCAATCGGAATGGGAGGGAAGAGCGCACCTACAGCCGATCTCGGCCCAGTCCCAGCGGGCCTCCTCGACAACATCGCGCGCGCCGAAGGGACGGCCGAGCGCGGCGACTACAACGCCTCACTCGGCTACGGGAAGTTCCTTCCCGGCGGCAAGGAACAGATCCTCACCGACAAGACGCTTAACGAGATCCTGGATCTGGGCAAGCACATGCGCGCGCAGCCGGGCAACCCCAACTCGTCGGCGCTCGGCCGCTACCAGATCGTCGGCGACACCCTCCGGGATGCTATCGACAAGCTCGGCCTCGACCCGAAGACCACGAAGTTCGACGAGGCAACTCAGGACAAAGTTGCGCACTGGATTGCTCGCAAGCAGGGCCTTGGCGCATGGGAGGGCTTCAAGGGGCATCCTGGCGAGCGCGCGGCAGCGGCAGCGGCGCTCCAGCGCAACGACACAGCGGGGGGTAGTCAAACGCCGCCTGTAGCGGCCGGCGCGAAGGAAGTCGCCGGTGGCGTCCATCCTCTCGATGGCAGGGGCCGCCAGACCTCGGAATACGGGATGCGCGTTCACCCAAAGACAGGGCAGCCCCGTATGCACAACGGTATCGACCTCGCGGCACCGGCCGGCACGGACGTGAAGGCGATGCAGGCCGGTCTCGTGAAGCTGGGAAGCCACGGTGACGTCACGGTGACCAACCCGGACGGCTCGTCGCAGACTTATCGGCACGTCGTGCCCAGCGTCGAGGACGGCGCCCGCGTCGCAGCCGGCGCGATCATCGCCCAACTCAAGGCCAACGATCCCCGCTCGACCGGTCCGCACCTCCACCTCGAGGCGAGGGACCGGGACGGCAACTTGACGGACCCGAAGGGGCTCTTGGCGCCGCGCGCGCAATCGGAGGCGGCGCAGGCAGCGCCCGCCGCGTCGAAACCGACCGGCCCCAGCCTCGCCGAACAGGCCAGGGGTGCAGTCGACCGCATGAACGACGTCATGGGACGGCTCGACACCACGAAGCTGCGCGCCTTCGGTGAGGCTACGCAGGGGTTCGATCCGGGCAAATTCTTCGTCGTTCCGCCGGCGGGAACCGAGAACACAACGAACAACTCGTCGGTGCGGAATCAGACCTTCAACGGGGGGACGACGAACATCACGCAGAACGTCATGGGCGGGGCCGACGAAGGCGCGGCGGTGTTCAAGCGGCACAAGGATCGGCAGGTCGCCGATGATGTCCGGTACGCGGCGAGCGTTTTCGCCTGACGCGACCGTGCGTACACATCGCGCTTTAAGGCCGCATGCTGCTCGCCCTGCAGGCGATTTCCTTGCCGCCCGGCACACCGGAATTGCCGTCATCCATGGAGAGGGAAGGATTGATCCTCCCTCTCCACCTCTCGACCTGCCAAAGAGATTCCTTGGACACCACGCCAAATTGAACGCCTGGAGCGGTGCCTGGAGACCGTACTAGGGGGAAATTGTCCATTACATCGTAGCCGAACACCGCAACGATGTTGAGACCGTCGATATTCAACGGGCGGCGAAGGACGAAGACGTTCACGCTATCGAATACGGCAGTCGGTTTCAGGCGGATCAGCCCTGCGGCGTACAGCTCCGCGAGTCGAACTGCGGCCCTCGGCTCTTTCGTGCAGCGCATCTCCGTCAAAATCGCCGACTCTGGCGAGGCTGATGCTTCGGAGGCTACCGCCTGCAGGGCCACCACGATGGCGAGGGCGAAGGGAGAGCGCATCCCGCCAAGATAGCTGCGCCCGAGCTCATGTCGAGGTATCGGGCTCTTGTCCCTCGATAAGGGACCTCCCTAGGCCCATGCGGCCTTCCTGACTCAGCGAGAACGACAGCCACCCATAGCCGGGGTGTCTGAGCATGATCTCGACCCCCTCCTCCCCCTGATCCCGAAGCGCAATGGAGGGACGGAGCGTGGTCTCGACGCGGGCATTCGGGTCAAGCTCTGCGGTCACCGCTTCGGGCAGGCCCGCCCGACAGCGGCCGAGGAGCTTGATCAGATCGTCCAATTCAGCGGCGTCGAACGCCTTCTGCCACACGACAACGCCGCCCTCCTCGACAGCCAAGCCGATGCGCTCTCCAGGTGCTTCCATCGGAGCTTGAACGGTTCGCCGTCGGCCGTCGCGATCCCTCCCGTCTATGCTTTGCGCCCGTCCGGCCGAACGCATGCGCCACAGTTCACCCGCCGATCATTGCTCCAAAGTCAGATCGCGGCCCCGTCGGATAGGCGGCGCCTCGGGAACGAGAAACCGGCTCGACGCCCATCCCTCAACGTTGCGATACCGCACGAACAGCCATGCCCCCATGCGTTCACCGGTGTGCTGGACGCCGCGGCCATCGGGAGGAATGACGCCAACGATCTTGGCTTCCGTGGTGGGGTACTCCCGAACGTTCAGGACGTCGTTCGGGGCGGTGTCGATGACGCGAAGCGCTTCCGCGCGCGCTCCGACGGCCGTAGCGAGAAGGAGAAGGGCAGTGATGGCGTAGCGCATTAGGCAATGCCCCGCTGCGGCTTATAGCCGTATTCCGGTCCGGGGTTCACTTCGTGGAATGCCTCGTTGGCGATGCGCTCCTCGTCGGCGATGGCGATGAGGACAGCTTCGATAGCCGCCTGAGTGACCCTGATGGCCTCCCCCAGAGAATGCCCTTTCGACGCGCGATCTTCGTCCTCGTGAACGTTGGCCCATTCATCGTTCGTATGGGCGGCCTGGGCAGCGATCTGACGACGACGCGCGATCAGAGCTCGGTGCAGGGTTTTCAGATCGGCAACAGGATCAGTTCCGGCCACGACTATCTCCACAAAACAAACGCCCTCGAAGGTAGCCCGGCAGTAGCGCTTGTCGAGATCAGCGCGACGGGTCTCGGTCCGGCACAACCGTCACGAGGTGTGCTACGTCATCGTGCCCAACGAGCCAAACCGTCCTGATCCAGGGAAGGCGTCCGGAGGGTGTCCAAACCTGCCCGACACAGGATACGATGGATCGCCCATATGCCGTTGGCTCCTCGGTGAACGATTGGGATGCCATGGCCTGGGCGAACAGGGCATCGGCGAAGTCGTGGATCATATCCACGGTGAAGCCGAAGCCGAGGAAGAATTGCGCCTTTGAGCCACCCTTGGGGTGCCTCGGGTTGAGCAGGTATTGCTCGACTTTCTGACTGGCGATGGTGAGGCTGTCTGGCAGCGGCGGCCGGGCCGTCAACGCGGCGCCGGCGTTGCCAGGGTCAGCATATCGGCCTCGACTGTCGCAAGCGCGCCCTCGGGCTCGGGAAACTCCACGAGATAGGCTTTCCCGGGAGCCAGGATGCTGACGACGGTCCCTTCGGTTCCGACCGGTATAAACGTGCCCTCCATCGTGCGCGCAGGAGCAAGCAGCACCACGTCGTCCAGATCCCGAAGGCCAGACTGTTCCTTGCGGAGCAGGAAGAGGGTCTCGATTGACATGCCAACAGGATAATCTGCGGTTGGGCTTTGGCAAGGTGCCGTGTACGCCCCACAGGGATATGGGGCTTCGGCTATGAGCGACGGATCAAACGACAGCGTAATCCTGCGTGCGGAGCGTACCGGGGAAGGCGCCCTACCCTGGAGGTGGGCGGTCTATCGCGGCTCCATGGTTGACCCGGTGAGACGGTCGACGGCGCGGTTTGCGACGCATGCAGAGGCCATGACTGCAGGCGCACATGCTCTTGAAACAGTTCAACGGGAGACTCGGCGCTCCGGTCCGGCCTCCGGAGGCTGGACTTAGTTGTTCTCTCGCGCCTTGGCTTGGTCGGCAACATCGTACCCACGACTCGTTAGCTCGAAAACCTCGCCCTTATGACCCACGTCTTGCACCAAGCCGTAATTTATCAGATCGCTTAGCGCCTGATCCCACTTCGCCATTTCTCGCCTACTGCCGTCTTCTCCAAAGGATCGTCCACCGGCTTGAATTCTTAAGCCGCTAAGATGCCCAATGCGATATATTTGGCCGTCTTCATCGCTTGCCGCAGCCAATAGCAAATCTACAGCCTCACCAGAGAATGTTACCGTCCTTTCGCTCTGAGATTGCTGCGAATCTTCGCTATTGGCGAGAAAATTTAGATAATCATTGTTATTGATTGTAATGGCTAGTTGGGCGCCGAAGAGCGATCGAAAATGATCGGCGTCATTGAATACCTGAATAAGCCCCTTTTTCTCACACCACTTGCGGAAATCTTTTAAGGCAGAGTATTGATCCTGATCTAGATTGTCCGGAACAATCGGCTGAGATGAGAAGTACACAAGCGCAGGCTTTCCGGCCTCAATGTGCCGCTCGATCTCTTCTGCCGTACCGCTAGCGGCTTTTCCCGTCGGCGTCCCCAGCCGAGTCCAAAACACACCCACGAGCAGATCGCAGTGTTCAAGAATGCGGGTGTTGATCAATTCCTGCGCGGTCGAGCTGCCAATCTCCGGCGCTGAATGCGTCTCCCAGCCGGTTGGCATCAACACCGTCTGGCGGCTCCGCGAATTCACGTAGTTCCACTCGTTGATGACCTCGCGCGCGATTGCCCGCTCGCGCGGCACGTCGCTCGGCGAAGCAATCATCACGGGAATGACCGTAGCTTGATAAGCCATTGATGCCTCAGGAATTACGTCGGCCGCTTGGCATTCGCCTGTTCGCTAGATCGCCCAGCCGTATGCCTTCATCGCATAGCCTCGCACATCCTGCCATTCTCGGATCCAAGATCGCACCCCTTCCCGGCCCTCGGATGGGGTGCGGGATCACCACCCCATCCGATCGTGCAGTCCGACGGCGAGCCTTCCCCGCCTGTTGGTAAATGTTGGTGCTGGCGAGCCTCTCAGCTTCGCACCGTGGTGCGCCTGCAGCCCGGTTTGCGAGCCCTCTATTTCCGCTCGGCGGGAGCTACACCTTGATGTCGATGAACTGGCCCTGCCCGACAGGTGCAGGCGGGGAGGCCGTTTCCGCGACCAGGGAGGCGACCGCCTTTTGCGCGTCGATCTGCTGACGAGCGACCGCCGTACCAATCGACTGAGCGAGGGCGCCGGACTGCATCTGGACGGCTTGGAGGGCGATGTTGCTCATGCGGCAACGTTAGGGGCGCTGGGTGAATGCCGGGTTACAGTGGGGGGCTGGCCTGCCTTCCTGAATAGGGCGGCCTGGAAGAGCCCCACCCCCTTCAGAAGGCGATCCCGCCAAACTACGGAACCGCACTTCATTTTCGGCCCCCGTTATTACTACGAACTCCTAACAATAGTGGTCGGAAAACTAACGCTAGTGAGCAATCGGGAGGATTGCTCCCTTACGTTAGGAGGCCGTACCCTTGCGTTAGTACCCTTTTCACGCATCCGTTAGGAGTTGCCCCACAGGCGTTAGGAGTTGCGTTACTTCCGTTAGGATTCCGCTTTTAGCCTGTTAGTTTCTGAACTCGCCATGACCCCATGGTGACGTTATCGGAACTCGCCAAGATTTGAGATTTTGCGGCACCGTCCAACGATTTAGGCCCCTCGCAGGGGTGCCGCGCGTCGAGTGGCTGTGGGAGAGGTCCTTCCCTTCTCCACGAGGGACGTGAGAAACAGCAAAACCCCGAGGATTGCTCCTCGGGGTATCGCCTCGATTCGAGCGGCCAGGTGATCGGGGCTGGGGACGCTCAGGCCGAACCCGGAAGTCCCATAGGACCCGGCAAGTTCCGAAGGTCCTAGTAGGAGCCGAACTTGTAGTTCAGGCCGGCGCGGACGACGGCGAACTCGGTGTTGCGGATCTGGTTGCCGCCGCTGGCCAGGACGACGCCCGGGCTGGA